TCACTGAGGATTCGCATGGCTTGTATGTGGAAGCTGACATCGCCCCGACAAGTTTAGGGAAGGACATGGCGACTTTGATTCTCCGTGGGGACTTAGATTCGATGTCGTTTGGTTTCAGTGTGATCCGTGATTCCTGGAACGATGCTGGTACGGAACGAACCCTTCACGCTGTCCGTCTCGCAGAAGTTTCGGTAGTCGCATCTCCCGCTTATGTTGCGACCGCTGGAACCGTGGCAGTACGTGGTCTATCGAAGATCGCTAAGCGTGCCGGTGTGGACAGTGACGAACTTGCAGATGTCCTTCTGAAGCTTGAGGAAGGATCCGACATGTCGCTGGAAGAAGTAGATCTTCTGTCGAAGGTTGTGAACGAACTGAAGCCTGAATCGGAGATCGTCGAAGAAGTGAAGGCTGACGACGTGGACGAAGTAGACTACGTTGCACTGAAGAAACAGAAACTGAAATTATTGGAGATGCTGTCTAATGGCTAGTCATTCAGAAATCCGTTCGGCGATCTTGAAGGTCGCTGGCAACCCCGATGCTGGGGTAATCAAAGACCTGGCTGATGAAATGGCTAGGGCTATCGTTGCGCTTGATTCAGTTGAGGAAGAAGCGCCTGCGAAAGAAATCCGCGTCGTTAGGGCTAAAGAGACCCGCTAGACGGATTCCCCACCATCCCTGTTCCCTGGGTGGTGGGTTTCGCATGGGCAAAGAAAATCCCCCACCGAAGTGGGGGACTTCCTTCCTGGCTACTTGATTGTGATGCAGGGTTCCCACTTGATCGTGGGAAGGATGTATTCGTCAACTTCATCGTCACCGTAGACCCTGCGAAGTTCGGCGATCAGGTCGTCACGGGTAGTGGCGTGTAGAACACGGTCCCAGTTTCCGACGCCGTCGCAGTAATCGTGTGCCTTCTGACCTTCACGGCATCCTTCGGCGTGCACGACGTTTGACTGACGCTTGTGGTCCTGGTCGGTGTAGATGAGTGTTTGGGTGTTCATTATGTTTCCCTTCTGTTGTGATGATTCTATTGTAAACGGCTTTACACAATGATGTCAAGCCCATCGCAGTAAACGACACGCCGTAACTTAGAATGGGTGTATCGGAACTGTGAGTAATCTCTGCCGATAGCTTGAGTGTCATTCACCGGCGACTAACCCATACAAACTGACAAGTGAGGAATATCACTAATGAGTATCATCGACCGTAGCCGTGAGGCACAGGCGAACTTGGTATCTCAGATCAGGGAGACAATCGACCGTGCAGAGTCGGAGTCTCGCAACCTGGACGCTGAGGAACTGAAGAAGCTTGACAGCCTTGAGGCAGAGTACGCACGTCACGCTGAGACGATTGACGTAGCGACCCGTAACGAAAAGCGCGCATCTGAGGCTGAGGAAGCTTCACGCGGTTTCGTTCCCGCTGAGGAAGCACGTTCCGACGCTGACATCTTCCGTGCGCTTGCATTCGGAGAGATGCGCGGACACAAGTTCGGACGTGAGTCCCGTGCCACCATCGTTCCTTCTGTGAACACTGTTCCTAAAGACTTCTACGAACAGATCTTCCTGAAGGCTTCGCAGGTTGGACCCTACTTGGCTGTTTCTGACACAATCGAAAGAACGTCAGGCGCAGACTTGAGGATCCCTGTCATGACGGCATACAGCACCGCTGGTGAGTACACCGCCGGTTCTGCTATCGCTGACAGTAACCCCACGTTCTCTAGCATCAACATTTCGATGACTGGTCTGAAGTTTCTCGTCCCCGTGGCGAACGAACTTCTTATGGACGCAGGGTTCCCGATCGAGTCCACGATCGCCGAACAGGGTGGCGTCGCTCTGGGTCTGAAAGCGAACGAAGTTATCCACGCCGCAGTGACCGCTGTCGCCGGTGCGGGTCTCACGGCGGGAACGACCAATGCTGTGACTGCCGACGAATTGATCGAATTGGCATTCTCTGTCAATCCAGGTGTTCGTCGCCTACCTTCAAGCGCATTTATGGTCAGCCCAGCCACCGCTGGTGCTATCCGCCGTCTGAAGGATGGAAACGGAACCTACGTGTTCGACCCCATCACTTCCGCACAGGGTGTTGCACAGGCTAACGGTGCAACCGGAACTATCCTGGGATACCCCGTATTCGAGAACGTGGCACTGCCCGATCTCGCTACTGGTGTCGCCGGTGTGTTCTACGGTGACTGGTCCAGCGTGAAGGTCCCCGTGACCCCGATTGAGGTTGCGACTTCCGCTGACTACGCCTTCAATGAGGACGTAACCACCTACCGCTTCACCTACCGTCTTGGTGCCGGTGTCGCTAACGGTGCGGATCACATCAAGAAAATCACAATGGCTTAGTCCATTCTCTGATAGCGAAGCCCCTGCCATTCCTAGTGAATGGTGGGGGTTTCGACTATTGTGGGGGACATGCCGAAATACGAACGAATTCCAGGATCCGCACTCAGCCTAATCACGAACAGCCCATCAGCACCGACGGGCTACGGGGTTCAGGCACAGTTACTGGTCGATCGGATGATGCGTCACGGTATGAGCGTCGCCGTCCAATCGAACTACGGTTTAGAAGGAAGCTTCGCCAGGATCAAGACGAAACATGGTTACGTCGATCACTACCCGAAGGGTTACAAGCCCTATTCAGATGATGTGATCCCGATCTGGGCGGAAGACTTCAAAGCTAAGCACCCGCAGGCTAAGCACGCCTTGATGACTCTCTATGACGTTTGGGTGTACGACAAGTTGGAGTACGACGGCGACATCATCGCCTACGTCCCACTGGACCACATCACGATCCCGCCACTGGTCCGGAAGTTCTTGGAACGACCTAACGTGATCCCTGTAGCCATGTCTTTGCATGGGCAACGATTGATGAACGATCGTGGGATCAAGAATCATTACGCCCCGCATGCGTTCGATAAGAATATCTACAAGCCGACGTATGAAGTCCAGGGTGTTCCGACACGACAGTTCATGGGTGTCGATGATGACGACTTCTTGATCAGCATCGTCTTCGCAAACAAAAGCAACAGAATACTTCACCGTAAAGCCATCGATGTCCAGCTAGCTGGAATCAATCTGTGGCGCACACAGATGAAGCCTGATCGTAAAGTGAAGATCTACTTGCACACTGAACCGACACCAGTGTTCGGCGGGTTCGACATTCCACGTCTTATGGAAGCGATCGGCATCCCCGTTGACGATTTGATCTTCCCTGACGCCCAGCGAATGCGTGTGGGGTATCCGCCGGAAGAACTTGCGGCGTTCTACACAGCCAGTGATCTGGTGATGAACGCGACAATGGGAGAAGGTTTCGGTGTCACGAATATAGAGTCACAAGCGTGTGGGGCGAAGCTTCTGACGTCGAACTGGACAGCGTCGATGGATCTGGGTGGACCTGATTCTTATCTTTGCGATGGGGAACCGTTTTGGAATGAGTCGCAGGGTGCCTGGTGGATGCGTCCGTCACTGGCGTCACTGGCTTCTGGTATTCAGTTAGCGTTCGAAGCGGAACGTGGCATCAGTGAAGCGAACATCGAATGGGTGCAACAGTACGAAGCCGACTACGTGTGGGACACACACTGGATGCCGTTCTTCAAGGAATACTATGGAACTGACTGATCTGCGTGACATTCACTTAGGTAAGACGATCTGGGTGTTCGGATCTGGTGCGTCGATCGAATTCCTTGATCCGACGTTCTTCGATGACAAGATCTGTATCAGCACGAACCTGGTGGCAGAACAGTTCCCGTTGAAGAACTACTATCTGTTCAGTCACTATCACCCTGCGGTGAAACGACAGTTAGCTAAGGAAGAACTGCGTCTGGCTGTGACGCACGATGTGTGTTCGACACGGTGGACTGGCACGAAGACCTATGGGGGTCAAGGCGAATGGTGTTTCGGCAATCCACCACCTGACAATGTGGTGATCTATAAGCTGTCGTTTAGAGATCCGATCGGTTCCATGTTCGATCCGTTCACTCACAGTAAGCCAGACGAACTGGTGTTCGGATCGTCGTCTATACATGGGTCTATACATCTGGGTGCTTACATGGGCGCGAAGCACATCGTGGTCGTGGGCGCGGACTGTGGCACGATCGATGGGCATCACAGGATCGAAGGCTACCCAGCCGGTCACACACCGTGGCAGTTATATAACAATCATCTGATCAGGATGAAGAAGTGGCTTCAGGAAGAATGGGGCGTCACAACGTATTCCCTGAACCCGTTCGTGAACTTCAACCTAGAAGGACACACCTTCGAAGGCGCGTCATGATCCCGAACTTCATCGTGCCGGTCTTGAACCGTTACGATCTTCTTCAGCGAATGCTGGATTCGATCGACTTCCCGATCAGGGATCTTCTGATCATCGACAATGGTGGCGAACTGAATCATGTGAAGTTCCCGAAGACTGTCCTGAATTCACACGTGCTGTCCATGCCAGCGAATCAGGGTGTGTCAGGATCCTGGAATCTGGGGATCAAGTGCTTCCCCCATGACAACATGTGGATGTTCGGATCGAACGATGTGGTGTTCGGCGCGAATGCCCTTGAGAGACTCTCACAAGCCCGTAGAGACGAAATCACCCTGACTGAGTCCTTCCCACACTGGCAGGCGTTCGTCGTCGGAGATGACGCCCTGCGGCGTCTGGGGCTATTCGATGAATCTATACACCCTGCGTTCTGTGAAGACGTGGACGCGACGATCAGGGCAGAACATCATGGCGTGACGTTGCGGAAGGTTCAGATCCCGATCCATCACGACAACAGTTCGACGATCCATTCCGATGGGCGCTTGAAGGTGTTGAATGCCAGCACGCACGGATCTAACGACAAGTACCTGCGGGACAAGGTTGCACGTGGTGACTTCAGCGAAGGTCGGTGGGATCTTGATCGTCGAAGGGCTAATAGTTGGGACGAAAAAAAAGTTTGAAAAAAGTTGCGAATTGACTTGCACTAGTGACAACCCTTCTGTATAGTTCTTTACGTAAGCAATACACACCAGAAGGGAAACATCATGAACACCACCGAAACAACCGAAACGGTCAAGACCAGTGACCTTCGCATCGGCGACACGGTTCGCGCTGGCGATCGTTTCGACGAATACCTTTACTTCACCATCACC